GTGCCTGATCAAGCGATAGCTTGAGGTCCTGAATCATCCCAGAGTTATCTGATTGCTGAATGGCCTTGCCTTCGTCGATACCTTCAATGCGGCCGTCGATCAGGCCGCCGCGATAGCCTGCCCAATAAGTCAGGCCAACAAGTACGATTAGAACGATCAGTGCGCAAATTTGAATTGTGGTCATGTGCTGTGCCTCGGTAGAACCCACCGCCGGGATGCTTGGTGAGAGGCCGGCGGCAGGATGTTGCTACGTAGTTTGGGTGGTTACGCGTTGAAAGTGCCCAGGGTCAGGGTCGCGGAGCCGCCGACTTCTTTGGCGAGTGTCGTTTTGAATTCCTGGGCGATTTCTTCTACCTGCTGTTCTTCGCCGGCCCAGCGCAGCTTGAGGGTCGGTTTGTCGTCACCGGTCAAGATGCTGAGCTTGAGCGTGAACACGCGGGTGCCCAGGCCTTCATACGGGATCAGTTCGAAGAACAGCGCCTCAATACGGCTCTCGGCGCTGGCAGCTTCGATGCTATCCATTGCGCTGCGGGAGGCGCCGAAGTTGTGTTCACTGCTTGTGGCCGAGCTGCGGGCTTCGATGGTGATGTTGCGAACACTGGCGATGGCTGCGCTGATGGTCATGGTGCCCCCGCCTTCCTTACCCGCCACCAGGCTTAAGTGCCAGTCTTCGATCCACTCGGCCAGGTCACGTTGGCTGAGTTTCTTGCCGGCGATTTCTTGCAGTGCCTTGTACGCTGCGGTGGGCTTGAGTTTCAGGATCGCCACGTCATCCGCATGGCCGGGCGTGATCTCGTCGCCCAGGTTGAAGAACACTTTGCAGCTCATGTCGTCTTGATTGATGAAACCTTGCGCCTCTGCACCATTGCGAGAAATGGTGTAGTTGGCGAAGTCACGCAAGCTGTTGGTGTTGAGCGTGCCGCGGAAGCGGGAGCGCAACGCCTGAAAGATTTCCAGATTGTGAATTTTCACGTCTTCCGGCAAAGCGGTCACGGGTACCAGCGTCGCCGGCAGGGTGGTAGCTGCATGTGCTTGAGCCAGGATGTGTTCGAGTGCGTCTTTAGCAAGTGGCATTGGTGCTTCCTTTTGGTGAGAGGACTTGGTGATGCTTCTAGGTGATCGCGTTAGCGAGCGGCCACCGGGGTGTCTTCGCTTTTGAAGAGCTGCGCCGTCGGGTCGTTCTGGAACAAGGTCAGCCCCTGTGGCGTTAGGTACAGCGGGGTGTCGAGGGTCGAGTCTTCTCGCAACTTGCCGCGCTTGGTCGGTTGCGAAAAATCGAGGGTGTGACTGACGGCGACCTGGTTGCTTTGGCCGATCTGTTTCAACTTCAGCTTGATGGTTACTTCGCCGGCTTTGCCATGGTCGATGACGCCTGCCGCGACGTTCGAGAGCGCCTGGCCGACCTGTTGGGCGAAGACGCCGGCATTGAGTGAGTTGAAAAAGTCATTCGTGTCTGTGGCTTTCATGTGCTGTGCCTCATTGAGTTGCAGTTGTTCGCCCCTGGACGGCAGGGGCCACCGGTGAATCAGGCCGCTTGCTTCGCCGCTTGAGCGTCGAGGTAAGCGGCCAGGTTGTGCAGGTACACGACGGGTTTGGCCCGTGCGGAGTTGTGCAGGCGTGTCACGATCAGCGCGATGCGACCGGCCTTGATTTCATTCAGCAGGTAACGGTCGGTGCGGATGTGTGTGAAGTACTGTTCACGGACTGCCGACAAGGTCGGGCAGGGCGTGGCGAACTGTCGGCGCAATTGGTCGAGTGTGTTGCTCACGCGGCTTCCTCCCCGAGCCCCTCCGATCGGGGCACCAACTTGAGGCGGATCAGTTCGGCGAGACCTTCTTTGCTTTTGCCCATGGCGGCGGCGCAGATGTGGCCGTTGGCGTCTGCTACCACGGCGCCGAATGGGTACTCAGGGCAATTGGTCGGGGTGACGTAGGCCACCTGGCCTTCTTGGATGACGTTATTGACGCAGCGGAATACCTCAGCCAGTTCCACGGTGCGGCAGGGGACGCTGTCCAGCAGGTCGATGGCTTCGCTCGCAGCACCGATCAGCGTCGCACGGCTGACCACGCCCGGACTGTCCAGGTAGATAGGAATCAGTCGAAGGGCGCCGAGGGCTTGGGTGTATGCGTTGAAGTAGTTGGTAGTCATGCTGCAGCGTCCTTGTTGTGTGTCTTGATGCCGATGCCCAGCTGCTTTGCGAGCCAGTCCACGCCGCGCTCGGTGACCATCACCACGGCGTAGTGGCTGTAGGCTTTGATGTTGTCGTTCCAGCGACTGCGCGGATCGGAGAACAGGTAGCCACGATCGCGGTGCTGGCTTGCGAGGTCACCGCTTTGGGTCAGCACGCGGAGTGCACGCAGTTGCTCGCGAAACTTCCGGGGTTTGAGGCCGAGCACGGCAGCCGTTTCGTCCAGGGTGCGGTTCATGGCGCTGTCCTCAGGCGGCGATCAGTTTGCGGACGCGGTCGAGCAAGGCTTCGGAGTCGGCCAGCGCTTGATCGATCTGCGCTAAACGCCCGACTTGCCCTGGCGGCGCGGATTGAGCGGACTCGATTCGGCCGTTGGCAATGTCCTGGATGAATTCCCGCAGGTGCAGGTGATTGGCCCGGTCCGCGCGCTTGAGTGTCAGTTCGCCGGTGTGGCCGCCCAGGTCGACGTTGATGACTGCGGTGGTGGCCGTGAGCTCGACTGCAAATTTCGCGTGGATGGTTTGCTCGGGTCGCTGGAGAGGGCATACGGCTGCGCCGCCGACCTGCAGCATGTGATGCAGCAGCTCTTGTTTTTCGAGGGGAATGAGATAGCTATTCATGCTGCGTCACCCCCAACAGGCCGCGATCCATTGGCGGTGGTGCTGATAGGGGCGACAGCGGCGGGACGGCCTTTAGGGGTGGTGATTACCAAGAGGCCGGTTTGGCCCTGGATGGCTTCGACGGCGGCCCGGCTACTGCACGCCGATGGGTGCAGGTAGACGGGGCAGCGCGTATTGCTGTGCTGTGTGGTTTGCATGGCTCGTACTCTTTGGTGAGAGGTAGATACGAAGCCAAAATTAGCAACGGCTAATTTAATATGCAATAGCAGATGCTAATTTAGTTTTGTGTCGACGAAAAAAAACCCGCACATGGCGGGTTCTCTAGTGGTCTCTATCACAGCAGTACGGAGTACCAGAAGACTTTACCGATCACGATGATTTCGTTTTTTAACAACTCGGTCGCGCTGTACTCTTCGTCCGGATGCTCATCACGGTTGTAGCTACGCATCCTGATGCCGCCACCTGGTAGCCGGTAAAGCGTCTTAACCCGTAACTGCCCGCCATGATTCAGCGCGTACATCTTTCCGTCGGTTATAGCTGTGCACCCCTGGTCAACCCCTACGGTGCTTCCGTGAGGCAGAACTGGCTCCATGCTATTGCCGTTCACGGTGACGCAAACTGCCTCATTTGCCTGAACGTTTTGCCGCCTCAGCGTCTTTTTTCCGAATCGAAGTTTTTGCTTGTGCGACTGGTGTACAGCGGTGCGGCCGCTTCCCGCAGACAATTCAACTTCCTTCAGAAACGGCACGTATACCTCGTCATCATCCAAGGGGGTATCGTCGTCCCAAACATCTATTGGGCCGAGATACTCGGCGTTGCTTTGGACGACTCCATTTTCTGGCGATTGCGGTTCCCCTGAAGTGGAAGCGCGCATCGAGACGGAGGGCGTCGTAAGCGTGCCCTCAGCAAGACCAATTTTCGCTTCAAGATTTGCAGCCGCTTTCTCGCCAAGGGATCGATGCCCGTTGAGCAATTGCGACAAGTATGAGGCGTCAAGGTTGTATTGGTCGGCGAACTCTTTTTGGGTTTTATCACCCATCAAGTCACGCAGAACCTGAATTCGCATCTTCTTTATATCCATTCCCCAATCATCGCTTTCCGTTAGCAAACAGTAAATTACTGTTTGCTATTGCCGAAAGCATTAGCAGTTGCTAATCTCGGCGTCCAGAAGGAGGTGTTTATGACCTTGCACGAGTATTTAAAGAGTCTTGATAAAGCGGCGCTGGATGCATTTGCGAGCCGTTGCGGCACGTCGGTGGGCCAGTTGAAGCAAGTGGCTTACGGCAATCGCCGTGCCGGTGCTGCCTTGGCGGTCGGTATTGAGCGAGAGTCCGCTGGTTCGGTTACTTGCGAGCAACTTCGTGCAGATATCGACTGGGCATACCTTCGCGGTTCCAAAGCTGCTTAAAAGATGCCGGGCTGGGGCCTCTCACCAAAGAATCCCCCAGCCCAGCTACGACGATACACAGCACATGTACATCGGTCGTGGCTGTAGGATAGGGACTACCCCGTCTTATGGCTACACCGTAAACGGGGGATTTACGGTTATGAGTCGCACAGATCTATTGCCGGACGCGGGTCCGGTCCTTCCTTTGCGCCAGGCGATCTATCGCGCTGGTCGTGACTACAAGGGCGGAATCACCGCCCTTGCCTTTGACATGGTGTTGGACAACGACACCCTGCAAAAGAAACTCAAACTTGATGAAGAGCGCCGTTGGTTGAATCCGGACGAATTGGAGGAGGTCATCCGGTTGACGGGTGATTCACGCCTACTCGATGCGTTGATGCGCCCGGCAGGTGCGGTCTGGTATCGCCCGGTTCCGGTTCCGGCAACACGCGATGCCCTGAAAGCCGTCGGCAAGTTGCTGGGCGAGACTGGTGTATTCGTGGCTGCCATGCACGATGGTGCCGCCGACAATGTTTGGGAGCTCCACGAAGTCCTCGACCTTGAAAAGCATGGCATGGACGTGATCCGCGAAGTACTCGGCATCATGGCCGGTGCCCGTCAGGCGATGGAGGACCGTGTCAATGGATGACATCGATCGCGCCAATGAACAGGCGCAATACCTGCTCGACGTTGCGCTTCAGCGCAGCCGTCGTGCGCCATCGAATCGCGTCAGCGCGGAATTCTGCGTGGACTGCGACGAATCTATCCCGTTACTTCGACAGCAGACGATTGCGGGTTGCCAAACCTGCGTTGACTGTCAGGGGTTGCGGGAGATTCGGCGATGAGTGAACCGGCCAAAGGAATAGCCACCGCCAGCTGGGCAAAACGTTACATCGATACCTTTAACCTGGCCCTGGTCTCTATTGAGCCCGGTGAGAAAGGGCCGAAGGGTATGGGGTGGAACAAGCCGGGCGGATACATCACTGATGCCGCTGCGGCTGAAGCTTTCTGGCAGCGAAACCCTAACCACAACCTCGGCGTCGTGCTTGGACCCAGCCGTGTCTGTTCGTTGGACGTTGATGACGTTCAGTGGACGCGGCATGTGTTGTATGAACTGCTGGGCCTGGATCTGGATGCCATGGCGGTGGTGTATCCGACTATTGTCGGTAACCCCGCTCGGTTCCGGGTGGTTTTCAAAGTGCCGGACGGCGTCGAGCTGACCCGTCATTCTCTGTCGTGGCCCAATGAAAAAGACCCTGATGGCTCGATCCACAAAGGCCTGATGGTTAAGGCCAAGGCGGCAAAAGAGCAGGGCGATGAGGCTGGTGATGCTGCGGCACGCGCCGAGGCTGAAGAGTACAAGCGTTTCACGGTGTTCGAGCTGCGCGCTGGGCTGGTGCAGGATGTGTTTCCACCTTCAATTCACCCTGGCACTGGCAAGCCTTACATCTGGCGCACTCCACCGAGCGCCACTGATGGTCTGCCGACGCTGAATGCTGACTTGCTGAACATCTGGCAAGGCTGGGACATCTTCAAGCGTGATGCCGAAGCGGCGTGCCCTTGGGCGATCAAACCTGCCACGCCGACGACGAAGGTCAACAAGCGTCCAGCACCTGCAACGGGTAATCGGCCATCGGTCATCGATGAGTTCAACCGGTGCCACGATGTGCAAGAGCTGCTGCGCGCTCACGGCTATATCAAGCGGGGGAGCAAATGGCTGTACCCGCAAAGTAGTACCGGCCTGCCGGGCGTGACGATCAGCGACGGGGGCAAGGTTTACTCGCACCACGGCGCCGATCCACTGGCGAACGGGCATCAGAATGATGCCTTTGAGGTGTTCTGTTTGCTCGAGCATGGTGGTGATCAGTCGAAGGCAGTGAAGGACGCGGCGCGCATGTTGGGTATGCAACGTTCTTCACGACCTGACCCCACCGATCTTCCCCCGACCCCATCCGCCGAGTCGAGCGAGCCGAGCTGCGCGAACGACGACATCAGCGAGGCCGCTCCGCCTCCTGATGGGAGCGCGGGGGAGGTGCTGACGCTTGATCATGTCCTGCGGCGGTTTGCCCTGGTGGAGGGTACTACGCACGTATGGGACTTCGATCAATCGCGAGTGATGAAAAAGTCTGCCTTTGAAGCTCGGGTCGGTAAGCCATTGGCAAAGCAGTGGTTGGAAGACACCGAGCGGCGCAAGTTGATCTCTGATGACCATGTTCGCGACATCGAGCAGGCTCGACGGATGTCGGGCAAGAGAGGCGGTGCGTTCGGCATGCCGCCGATCGAGCGGTACGTGTACATCGATGGCACGAAGGACGTATGGGACCGGGAGAAGAAACGGCGCGTTGCTGAGGGTGCGGTGAAAATGGCCCTGGGTGATGCGTACGCGCTTTGGTTGAACAGCAGCGAGCGGCGGGTGGTCGATGTTGACCATATCGTGTTTGACCCGACGATGACCAAAGACCCTGCCGTGTACATCAATACATTCGACGGGCTGCCACTTGAGCCCGTCAATGATTTGGCCGCGTGCGAGAACCTGCGCTGGCTGATTTCGTTTCTGTGTAACCACGATGAAGATGCGGCGCGGTGGTTGACGCGGTGGATGGCGTACCCGCTTCAGCACTTGGGCGCCAAGATGGATACGGCCGTGTTGATGCATTCGATCATGGAGGGCTCCGGTAAAAGTCTGCTGTTCGCCGATGCCATGGGAATGCTTTACGGCCAGTATGCGGCCACGGTTGGACAGACCCAGCTGGAAAGCAACTTCAACGCCTGGCAAAGCAGAAAGCTTTGGTCGGTGTTCGAAGAGGTTGTCAGCCGCGATCAGCGATACAACCAGGTGGGCAAGATCAAGCATTTGATCACCGGCAAGACGGTGCGGATGGAGTCCAAGTTCATCAACGGTTGGGAAGAGGCCAACCACATGAACGCGGTGTTCCTGAGTAACGAGATCATGCCGTGGCCGATCGGCGAGAGCGACCGACGCATGTTGGTGATGTGGCCCGAGCAGACGCTGCCGGAAGTACGGCAGAAGGCGATCGGGCATGAGTTGAAGAACGGTGGCGTCGCGGCGCTGTATGGATGGCTGTTGACGATTGACCTCGGTGACTTTGACCAGCGCACGCGACCACCGAGTACAGCGGCGCGTGAGCGACTGGTGGCCTTGAGTCGGGCCGGTTGGCAGACATTCCTGAACCTGTGGAAGTACGGCGAGCTGGGACGCGATCTGTGGGGTGTATGCCTCTCGACCGACCTGTATTCGCTGTTCCTCGAGTGGTGTCACCGCAACAAGGAACACGTGATGAGTCAGACGAAGTTCTCCCTGTTCATCGGCTCCGAGGTGGACAAGACCCGTTCAATACCCTGGACCGAAGGCAGCAACAGACGATTCGGCGCGTTTTTCTTTCCCAACGATCCCAATGCTTCCCTGCCCCCATCACTGAAGGCGGCCGAGCTGGGCAAGACGGTTTCGGACTGGCGCGCCCAGGCGAAGTTGGCGGGCTGGAATGTGGACAACTGGGAACACGTGAAGGCGGCTGCAGCATGAGTGCGCCCAAAAGTGTGTTGGGTGTGTTGGGTGTGTGTTGGGTTGGTTTTGGATACCCGACACAGGTTTCGGCCTTGAATTACGTGGGTTTGCGGGCGGTGTGTCGGGTGTGTTGGGTTTGGCGTCGCGTGCGCGCATGCGTAACGTTAAATGCGTTGAAATCGAAGGGTGGAATTTTTTCTTATGCGAGGGCAGAAAAACCCAACAAACCCAACACACTCAACACAGATAGATTAAAGATATTGATTTTAAAGGGATTTATTTGTGTCGGGTTTGTGTTGGGGAGCGGTTTTTTTGTGTCGGGTTCGGATTTTCAGGGGGAAGGGCGATGATCGGGGAGATGGAAGTACTTTTGAAGCACTGGGGCGATCAGTGCCGGCTCAATGGCGAAAGCGGCGGCATGGGCAGCCCGATGGCGACGATCATGGAATGGGGGGGGTCAGCCCCGCGGGGCACGCCAGGGTCGCGGATTATTCTCGGCGCTGGGGCCGGGCCTGATGCGGTGGCGCAGGAAATTGGCGCCGCGTTGTCGGAGATCGGCCGACAGGACGAGCAGGGTGATCGATTAATGCGGTTGGCTAGCTTGCGTTACGGCGATGATCCGGCGCCGACCTGGCTGATGCAGCTGCATCTGTTGGGACTGGAGTCGAAAGCGAAGCAGACCTACTACGACCAGGTGCATCGCCTGCATGAACGGTTGCTGCAAGTGTTGGCTGACCGGGCTGATGCGAAGAAGTGGCTTACCGCTGGTCGGGGCGTTTTGCCTCAAAGTCTCCTCAAAGTTGCGTCAAAGTTGCGTCGAGTCGGATAACCGAAAATGACCCCTTTTCGGTTCCGTACTCTGGGGGTAAAAAGTCACCATGATATGAAATTTGCGCCTTGGCGCTGACCTCGCACGTGCTGTGCAGCTTCACCCGGCCCTCCCTGAGCCGGTCACCTAACCCCGCTTCGGCGGGGTTTTTATTTAGCTTGGATCAGATGGCAATTTGCTTGAAATTTCGAGCCAATGCCCCAACTTTTCAGCGACGCTGGTGTAGAGGCGCAACGCAACGGAATGGGGAGTTGGGAATGTCTGATAATTTAAATACCAAGCTTGACGCTATTTTTGATGCCCGTGCTCAAAGAGTCGCTGAGGCAAGGCGTGTGAGATTGGAGACTGAGAAAAAGCAGGAGGAAAACCTTAAGGCGTTTCTTGTATTGCAAACGTCAGTAATACGCCCGACTCTTGAGGATTTGGCTAAAAATTTGACAGATCGAGGCCTAGAATGTGCGGTTTTCGAAACTGTTGATGGGCAGCAAAAGGGCAGCGAGACGTTAGCTGCAGGAAATGGCATCGAATTTTATCGCCACGTTATTTTCAAAACTATTCGAAAAGGTGAGTCCCCTCACTTAACTTTGATGCTTGATAAGGCCACCGGGCGAGTCTTGTTCCATTTCAGCACTGCTTCTATGGATCAAAAGGGAGAAACCGGTGTTTCTACTGTCGTCAATCTAGACGCGGTAACAGCGGACCTGATCAATGAAGAAGCGTTGAAAGTGATCGCGATTGTTTGCAAATAGTTTTTCCTTTGCATTTCCGCCCGGCCTTATCTAGGCCGGTGACCCAGACCCGCCTCGGCGGGTTTTTTATTTCTCAGCGTACAGCGCAATCCATAGGGACAGAACATGACGAATGAACAGCAGGCGCTGGCCGAAATGCCGATCTGGTTGGTAATCCTCTTGGCCTTGGTAGGTGGTGTGTCGGGTGAGATGTGGCGGGCGGATAAAGACGGCGCGCGCGGTTGGGCGTTGGTGCGGCGGCTCGCTTTACGCTCCGGTGCCTGCATTGTCTGCGGTGTGTCGGCAATGATGCTGATGATCGGAGCCGGCATGTCGGTCTGGACCGCAGGCGCCTTGGGCTGTCTGACCGCGATGGCCGGCGCCGACGTAGCCATTGGACTTTACGAACGTTGGGTCGCAAAACGGCTGGGTGTATGCGAAGCCCCATCCGCGAGGGTGGAGTAGAGGTGATGCATCGGCCCTCGGGCTACGAAAATCTCCGGGGACCCTGGGGATATTCGGTGGGTACGGGGTCGGAAACCCGCGGGACTGTGTTAGCGGACAGTTCACCAGCTTAGTGAACTCAGGTGAACAGGTGAACACCCGAGGTGAACAGGACATTCCATCATGACTGTAGTTAGCAAAACGGAGTTTGCGGCACGGCGAGGCTGGGCTAAATCCTATGTTTCCAAGTTAGCCAATCAGGATCGGTTGGTGTTGACCCAGGACGGTAAGGTCGACCTGGAAGCAACGGAAGCACTCCTGGCTCAGACTGCTGATCCCAGCAAAGCCGCTGTTGCCGATCGCCATCATCAAGACCGGCTTCAGCGTGACGTTTACAGCCAGCTCGCCAGCCACGTCGAGCCGACTTCAACGGCTGCGCCGCCGCCCGCAATTATGCCTGCGGGGCAATTGCCCGATTTTCAGAAAGCCCGGGCACTGCGCGAACACAACCTGGCCCAGCTTGCCGAGATCGAGTTGCACAAAGCAAAGGGCTCGCTGGTCGCTCTGGCAACAGTCAAAACCGGTGCATACAACGCCGGCCGCATGCTGCGCGACCAGTTGCTCGGCATGCCTCCACAACTCGCTCCCGAATTGGCGTCCATGACCGACCCTTGGGAAATCGAAAAGCATCTGACGGCGGCGATTCGTCGCTCCCTCGAAGACGCTGAACGCATGTCGTCGGCGGACCTTGAACACGCACTGACCACGAGTTGAGCCTATGTCCACGGAATTTCCTGACGGTGCAGAGGTGTATCGCGAGGAGTATTTCCGTGGACTGAGGCCCGACCCGGATGTCTGGATCGATCAGTGGGCCGACGAGTACATGCGGATCCCGCGTGACACCGGCGCCGCTGAGCCCGGCAAGTACCGCACCTCGCGCACGCCTTATGCCCGCGAGCCCATGCGTTGCCTGTCGCCAGCGCACCCTTGCAAGCGCGTGGTCACCATGGTGGCCTCGCAGCTGATGAAAACGCAGATTGCCTTGAACTGGATTGGCGGCCTGATCCACATGGCGCCGTCCAACATACTGACACTGCTACCCAGCCTTGGCCTAGCCAAGCGGGTGTCTTCTAGGATCAGCAAGACGATCAAAGCCACGCCTGCACTGCGTGAGCGTGTGGCGTCTAGCCGCTCGCGGGATTCGCGCAACACCATGGACACCAAGGAATTCGAAGGCGGTTCGCTGTACGTCACGACTGCCGGCTCGGCGGCCAACCTGGCAGAGCTCTCGGCGCGCTACGTGTACGGCGACGAGATCGATCGTTGGGAGGTGGACATCGGTGAAGAGGGTGATCCGATTGAACTGGCAGAAACCCGAGGCAGTACCTTTGGCCGCAATGCGAAGTTCTACTTTTCCAGTTCGCCGACCATCAAAGGCGCCTCACGGATCAATGATCTGTTTGAGGGCAGCGACCAGCGTTACTACTACGTGCCGTGCCCGACCTGCGGACACATGCAGACCCTGGAATGGGAACGCCTGCATTACTCGAAAGATTACAGCGTCGTGCATTACCAGTGCGCCGGCCCCGACTGTGACGTCCTGATCGAGGAATATCACAAGGGCGAAATGCTCGCACAGGGTGAGTGGCGTGCACATGCGGAAGGCGATGGCGAAACGATCGGCTTTCACCTCAACGCGCTGTATTCGCCGCTCGGCTGGATGGACTGGAAGTCGCTGGCCAAGCAATTCGAGAAGGCAAAAAAAGCCCAGGCCAAGGGCGATCTTGAACCGATGCAGGTGTTCTACAATACGCGTCTGGCCAAGGTCTGGGATGCAGCTCAAGAGCAAACCAAAGCCGATGTATTGAGGCAGCGGGCACGATTGGAAGACTTCACCCTCGGCTCTCTGCCTGCGGCCGTTTTGATGATCACAGGCTCCGTCGACGTCCAGGCCAACCGCCTGGAATTCATGGCGATGGGGTGGGGCGTCGGCATGGAGCGTTGGGTCGTCGACTATCAGATCGTTTCGGGCGATCCCGCTGACGAGCGCACCTGGGCGGCACTGGACGAATTGCTCAAAGCCAAATATCGCCATCCGTGTGGCGTGGGTTTGGGGATTCTCGCCGTCG